GTGGTAAGAAGTACTTTGACAACAACTGGCAAGAATACAAGGACGCACCTGATGAATTGTTTGAGCAGCACACTTTCGAAGAGGTTATGTCTTGGAAGGTAGGCGGTTGGGAGCTACCATCTTCTGTTGTTTGTATCATCCGTGTTACTGACCCTGAGACACGTAAGGTTAGCGAGCATGTGTATCGCCAACGTGCTGCTGCTCAGCGTAAGGTAAGCGAGCTTATGGATAGCGCAGATAAAGAGTTTGTTGTCTGCGACCACGATTCTATTCACCTTCTGATTCCACCTACTGGAGATTTCGAATGAGCATCATTACCATTGAACAGTTCAACGAAGAGTTTAGCGAGCAGTATCCTGAGCTTGCACAGCTTGTATGTCTTGATGAGGTAGAAGTTCCACTCAATGTGGAGGATAACTAATGCCTACACCTGCTCAGATTGATGAACAGGTGCAGCTTGAGCGTGACCAAATACGTCAAGGACTCAAGCGATTAAGGGATAACACGGACGCACTACAGCAGAAGAGCTATGCATCTGCTAGTGTGTATGGCATTGCGTCTATTGACATTCTCCTTCCTATTCTTGTCAAGAGATTGGAGGATACAAACAAACGTATCCATGAAGGTAAGAATGGTGTAGCATTCAAAGACATAGCTCAATACATCAGTCAGCTTGAACCTTTAGCTGCTGCTGCTATTGCACTCAAACTTACCTTCGATAAAGTATTCAGTTACAAGGAAGGTAGTGATCAGGTGCAATCAGTATGTGATGGCATTGGTTCAGCTGTTGAGGCTGAATGTCAGATGCGTTACTATGAACGGTGCGCACCTGGTCTGTTGGAGACACTGAAGAAGAACTACTGGCACAAGTCATGCGGTACTGAACAACGACTCACAGTGATTCAAACACTGATGAATCGTAGTGACATTCAACAATGGCAACCATGGGGCAGGGCTAATCGTATCAGGTTAGGTGCATGGCTTCTTGATTGTATCATTGAGTCTTCAGGTTGGTTTGACAAGAACCTACGTAGAGAGGGTAAACGTACTGTCACGTACGTAGTACCTACACCTGAATTTATCTCGATTAAAGATCAGGTGATGAAGGATGCTGAGCTGTTTGCTCCTCTTGCCTGGCCAATGCTGATTGAGCCTAACGATTGGAGCAATGAGCGAGCTGGCGGCTACATCCTCAATGAGGTGATGCGTGGTCATGACATGGTACGCAGGGGCGATAACCGCCGTATACAGGGAGAAACACCAATCGACTTTCTGAACAAGATTCAGAAGGTTGCCTTCACTCTTAATCCATTCATTGTGGAGGTAGCGGAAGAACTAGATAGATTGGAACGAGCTGTTGGTAAGTTCCTCCCTATTGTGAACCATGAGTTACCACCAAAGCCAGTAGATATTGCAGAGAACAAAGAGTCTCGTAAAGCATATCGAAGAGCAGCGGCGGAGACTATGAATCTGAATGCACAAGAGTTTAAGAAATCTTGTCGTACTCGGATGACAATGGAGGCAGTGAATAGATTCAAGGACGTACCTAAGTTCTTTATTCCGTGGTCTTTTGACTATAGAGGTAGAGCTTATCCTATTCCTGCCTTCCTTACTCCACAAGATACAGACTTTGGAAAAAGTCTATTGATCTTTGCTGATGGGTCTTATATGACTCCTGAAGCTGAAGACTGGTTAGCCTTTCAAGTAGCTACTACATTCGGTCTTGATAAAGCACCGATGACTGAGCGACTAGAATGGGCAAGGAATAACCATGAATTGTTCACACTCATAGCGACAGATCCCATTGGTAATTTACACTTATGGGAGGGTGTTGAAGAGCCTTGGCAATTCCTAGCTGCTGCGGAGGAGTATTATTCTACGATTATCAATCCTACTAGGCAGTTTACTAGGCTTATGGTAGCTACTGATGCAACCTGTTCAGGATTACAAATCCTCGCAGGATTGGCTAGAGATAAGTCTACAGCACGTCTTGTAAATGTCCTACCTGGTGATAAACCACAGGATGCATATAAGGTAGTTGCTGAAGAAGCTACTCCTCATTGTCCTGAGTCTATCCAACCTTACATGGATAGAAAAACTGTCAAAAGGGTCGTTATGACCGTTCCTTACAATGCTAAACCTTTTTCAAATCGTGGGTACATCAGAGACGCACTAGCTGAGAAAGGTGTAGAGATTAGTAAGGATGATCTAACTAAGACAGTTAAAGCTGTACGCAATGCCATGGATGTTGTCGTACCTGGTCCTATGGCTGTAATGAATTGGATTGAGCAAGAAGTTGCTAATGCAATCAAAGCTGGTAAAGAGTTTCTTGAGTGGACAACACCATCTGGTTTTGTTGTACATCAGAAGCTCAACAAGAAACTAGTTGTTGAGTTAGCTTTACAATTATTGGGTCGCTGTAGGATAAAAGTTGCAGTTGATGACTCTGATCAGGTTGACCTCAACCATCACAAAAATGCAACAGCGCCTAACCTCATTCACAGCCTCGATGCTAGCTTGCTACATTTGAGTGTCTTACGCTTTGACGCACCCATTGCTCTTATCCATGATTCTGTGCTTTGTCGTGCAACGGACATGTCTGCATTGTCCTCTATTGTACGAGAAACCTACATGCATCTCTTTGCAGAGCATGACTACCTACGGGACTTTGCTTCACATATAGGAGCAGAGACCGAACCACCGATAGTTGGAGACCTTGAACCGGAATCCGTTATCGAATCCACCTACTTTTTTTGTTAATGGCACAATCCATCCACGTTACCCAACAGCCTGTTGTCCTTGAAGGTTATCAAGCTGTACTGAAACCGAGTAAGTTCGGTTATTCGTTGTCTGCTCTTGTCGATAAAGAACTTGTTGAGCGTCTTGAAGAAGATCGTGAAGACTCTATCAAGTGGGCACAATCTAAACTCAAGAATCCTAAGCGTGCTACACTAAAGCCTGAACCTTGGGAAGAGGTGTCTGATGGGCAGTATAAAGTTAAGTTCAGTTGGAATGAAGAAACACGTCCGCCCGTGGTGGATACTGAAGGAACCATCATCACTGACGAGAACACACCCCTCTATAGTGGGAGTCGTGTTAAACTTGCCTTCAGGCAGAAGCCTTACATCCTCCGTGATGGTGTCACCTACGGTACAAGTCTCAAGATTGTCGGTATTCAAGTGGTCTCTGTTGGCTCCTCTGCTGGTGTTGACACAGGCGACCTTGATGAAACTGAAGTGGCAGCTCTCTTTGGTCAAACAAAAGGTTTCAAGGCATCTGAGCCTAACGTGACCATCAATGACGTAGCAAACGACGACGACTTCTAATGAGATTCCGCTCCGGTCTTGAGGAGAAGGTGTCTGACCTTCTTCTTGAGCTGGGAGTAAAGTACGAATACGAATCTACTAAAGTTCCTTACATTCTTCAATGCAACTACACACCCGACTTTCTTTTACCGAATGGTGTCTTTCTAGAGACCAAGGGTCACCTCAGCGAGGAGGACCGAAGGAAGATGAAAGCAGTGAAGAAAGCAAATCCCGAATTAGATATTCGGTTCGTCTTTCAAACTCCCTTTAACAAGATCTACAAAGGATCTAAAACTACTTACGCCAAGTGGGCTGAGAAACACGGCTTTCCTTGGTGTGCATTCCACTCGATTCCACTTGAATGGCTTACCTAGAATACGGCACAGCTGACTTTTACGCTGAACAGTTCAGTGACTTTCTAGCAGATGTAGATGCAGAGAACCCTGCTACAGCTGACGCATTGATTGAAGGGTTCTACCGAGCAATTGATTCATGGTTTGATTATCACGATGCACAAGCACGAACCTACGCAGAACTGCGAAAGCGAGTTCGTGAGGCACTTACCGTGTGATACGTGTGGCTCATCAGATGCAAACTCTTTGTACTCTGATGGGCACACTTTTTGCTTTGCGTGCAATACATACGGTCACACTGAAGAAGTTGTTCACATTCATCAAATGTCCACCAATGTACATCTCAAAGGTTCCGCCACACGACTGAATAAACGGAACATCTCAGAGAAAGTATGTCAACACTACAAGATTTACAAAGATGGTGACGTACTACGTTTCCATTACTACGATGAGTCTGGCATCCTTA